AAAAGGGGGTAAAGGGGGAAGCACAGCCCATTTTCTGAAACCTTCAAAGGCTTCATACGCTCCCTTAGCGTTCCAGTGGGTATCTGTCCTGTAATAAAGAAGGCCTTCATTTTTTTTCGCGATAAGTCGGGCTGTCGGATCGTAGACATTGATCCCTGCGTCATTCAGAGTATCCAAGAGAGGGACAATAAAACGCCGCTGCCCTGGAACAATTACTGGGGGTAGATATTCAGGGTAAATACTGGATTTATTCGGCCCGATAAAAATAAAAAACTCCGCTCCGCAGTTTTTGGCGGCATCGTGGATTTCCTCGTACTCTTTCGTTTGGCATTTCAGGCTGTCGCTTGAGAGGGTTACGATGCCTTGAAGCTTATCTACGCAATGGGCGTAACTGTTGCCGAGAAACAGCCAATTCTCTTTTCCTCTATAGCATTTATCCGTATCCAAGCTGTCGCCAGCAACTTCATGTAGCTCCATTGATAACATCAACAAAGATGTGCGTAAGGGAAAATGATCAGCAAAGAACTCATCAATCCTATGAAAGTATTTTTTAACGTATCTCGACCGCAGTTTGGAAGGGAAGTCTGGAAAAGCTGCAATCTGTCTACGTTCGATTTCCAAGTTTCCTCTATCTGGAGTAAAAAAAACCGCCAGAGGAACGATAAATAAAAGTACTGTAATCAGGCAGGACAGTATAAACTTGTTCATAACTTCCGCCTAAAAATCAAAATAGATGAAAGGATTACGCGTTCCTGAAAGGAGAAGCACAACAGACAGAACGGCCAAAAGAGCCTGTAGCCAATAGGCACTTGCTGGAAAACTTTCCGCGCTGTGGCTGGTAGGCGTGGGGAAAAACCTATCAGGCAACAAACTCGACACTATTCCTACCGCCAGAGCAAAACACGCCGTCGTGTAGTACGACAGCGTAACCGGGGTGAAAGAAATCGTGAACATATTTTTCAGATAGGCCCCGGCAGCGTCGATATTATCTGCACGAAAGAAAACCCACCCTACTAGAATAACAAACAGAGTATAGACACGGGAAAAGACATTGGGGAGCCGTTCAAGCATCCGGCCCAAGGGGAGCCGTTCAAAGACCAAAAACAAGCCATGCCACAGCCCCCACAGAATAAAGGTTACATCCGCTCCATGCCACAGGCCGCAGAGAAAGAAGACTATCAGCAAGTTTTTGTAGGTAGCCAACTCTCCTCGCTTGCTGCCGCCTAAGGGTATATAGAGATAGTCGCGCAACCACGAAGAAAGTGAAATATGCCAGCGACGCCAAAACTCGCGAATACTGGTACTAGAATATGGACGTCGGAAATTCTCTTCAAAGTGGAAACCAGCCATTGCTGCCAAGCCTATTGCCATATCGGAATATCCGGAAAAATCGAAATATATCTGTACTGCATAGGCTATAATACCAAGCCATGCATCGAAAAAATGCAAATTACCAAGTGCCGACATGAAAAAGGCTGAATCAGCTATCACCGCAACCAAATTGGCGACAATAACTTTTTTATTGAGACCTACGAGGAAGCGGTACATCCCGAAAGCGAACAGTTCCCTGTCCGGACCCCGCACGTTGAGATCGCCTTCGATCTGGGCGTACCGCACGATTGGGCCAGCGACCAAATGGGGGAACATACAAAAGTAAGTAAGGAAGTCCAGAGTATTTTTTGCAGGAATAATCTGACGCCGATAAACGTCGATAAGGTAACTGATCGCGTGGAAGGTAAAAAAGCTAATACCAAGAGGCATCGAAGCCTTTTTATTCGCCAAGGTAGGTAAAATGAAGGAAAGCAGCCAGTGGGCATATTTGAATCCAACGAGAACAGACAAGTTGACAGCTACGAACACCGCAACCCATAAACGCGGATTCTTGCTTCTAGGCAGATAGTTTCCGGCCGCATAGTTAATAATGCCAAGAGAAAGAAGCAAAAAAACACTAGCTGCCTCCCCCCATGTATAAAAAAGAAGACTGGTAATCAGCAGAAATATATTACGTAAGGATACTGCCTTGATATACCGCGCTAAAAAATCAAGGGAAAGGAACAATGGCAAGAGTAGGAAGATAAACGATAGCGAGGCAAAAAACATTTCAACCAATCCATATTACAGACAATACAATATATGGCTACAGGATATAACGGAGTATCCTACCGCTCAAACTTGAAGATAGCCAGAGTCTCTAGCACAAATATTCTTATCCCGCAAATGGAAACGGATCAACTTCATTGCTCGTTTACGCCCTCCGCTATTTCACTATGGCTTCCACTGGCCACGGACACGCCGGGGCATTCGGGCCTTCCCACGGGAAGCCCTCCTGCTGTGGCAAATCGCGGAGAGCTTGGCGGTACACCTTGATCTCTTTTAGCTTGTCCGCATCAAGCTGGTAGTCGGGCATGACAAGATGGTCTGTCATAGCAAGCCTTCTATCGCGTTCGGCACGGATACAGGATGCGAGCTCCTCGGTTGTCGGTACGGTCCGTGAGTACGGCTCTTCTTCCGTCACCATCTCCGGATGCGCTTCGGCATAAGCATTTACGTCTTCCCACAACCCTAAAAAATCTTTATGGATTTCGTCTGGTACTCTGGTGTCTTCGGGATGCGGCACGCAGAGCTTGCCGACCACATATGCGCGTGTCTCTTTGCGATATATAATCTTTCCGTAGTCTTTTCCCATCTGCTTCTCCTCATGCACTTCTAAACGCTATCCCGTCCATGAAAGCACCGGGGTATGCAGGGTAGTTAGGAGCCAAAGTTGTACCTCCCGCATTTTCCCCAATGACCATATCTACAAATTCTTTATCTGTTGCAACAAGATACATGTATTTCCACGTACCGTAATTCGGAAGCGTATACGTTGTCCGCGCGATGATCATGTCCATGCCTTTGAGCCCGTAGCTGTTCTGTGCCTCGCTTGCAAAAGCGACGGAGAGGGCCGATTCAGCTTTGCCGCCAAGCGCATTCGCACTCCCGGCGGTATCTGCGTATCCGGCGGTATCGGCTTTTCCGTGAACAGCCCTACCGTCGAGATACAGCTCGCCATTATCGGGGGAGTAACGCATCGCCAGCCCCTCATTTCCGCGTGCCCCTGAGAACTTGATCAGGCGCACGCTGTCAGCAAAAAGGCGCTCTATCTGCACATCACTGAGCCGCATCGGGCAATCAGTCGAAATCTCTCTCGTACCGTCCTCATGCGTTACGGCCGCGATTGAGGCGATCGCACCGGAAGCATTCTTTGCAAACATCTGCGTCCGCTTCGCGTTGTCGGAAGCGTGTTGTATGATATCGAACCCGCCCATGATCACGCTGTTTTTGTCGCCAAGAAACAGGCCGCGTTCGGTGTTGGCAGAGGGTGCCGATCCGATCACATTTGCGGGATCATTGATCTGGATACTGCCAGTCACGATGCCTCCGCCCAGAGGCAACTTGGCCTGCGCAGCATCGTAGGCGGTCTTGACCGCAGTTGCCGATGCAGCCGTCGTCGAATCTGTCGAGCTCACGCTGTCGGTCAGCTTCGCCGCGAGAGTCACGTCAGCTGAGAGCGGTCCGCCACCAGTCATGCCGGTTCCGGCAATGACTCTTATGGAATCAGGTACGAACCCGGAGATTTTTGGCCTAGACCAAATGTTATCATCAGTTCCGGGAGGGACCGGATTTGTCGGTGAGGCGGCTATATCGATCTGAGCCTGCCACAAAGTACCATCAGAGCCGATGCAGAGCGCTCCTTTACTGTAGGGCTGCGCCGCAGACCACGGCAGGATGCCGAAATTGGCAAGTTCGGACGTGAGCCCTGTAAGCAGATAAAGCAGTTGATTCCAGCGGGAACTCTCGCCGAGCGAATCGTATTTCTGCCCTGTCTCGAACTCCGCCGCCGTATCGCGGTAGGCAATGCCTGAAACGGGTTGCGTGGGGATACTCGTTTGGGCGTCCTTCCCCCATATGGAATCGAGGATATCCGCAAAGACTCGCTGGATGTCTGAAAGGGCCATAATCTTCTCCTAAAATATATTTCCTTTACACGCCCATTTTCCTGAATCCCAACGTTGGGCGTTGTCCTTGTCGAACGAAAAGAAGTCCGTAGGGATGAAAACGATATATCCTGATATGCTTAGGGTCGCAGGGTAAGGTACCGCATATTCGTCATCGACCCGGCGCGTGGTTATCGCGGTCGTGAGACGGAGAAGGTTTGTCGTGCTGATCGTTGAAGGGACTATCAAACCGACCTGCATGGGCCCCGTCTTTTCAAAGCTGACCAGATTCCCCGCGACGAGCCGGATCAGTCCCTCAAGCTCGGGCACAGAGGCCACAAGCGTATGGTTGGCGATGACGCGGGCAAGGATGTTCGTCCGATACACCGGATCTTTTGCCGGGATGTACTCGACCAGCGGAGCGTCCCGGCACCACCACGGCGTCGAATCCCAAGCCTGCCCCATGCGGTCAAAGGCGAACCAGTGCGAATCGCTGTACTGGTACGGGGCGCGCTCCTCTCCGACGATGCGCCCAAGCGCGTCAAGGTTTGCGGCTTCGGCGGCGTAGAGGGTACGCCCGCGCTGCATATCCAGCACGGCGTCGTAAAGCTCCTGAACCTCGCCGACGAACACGGCGACGAGCTGCCGCAACATGCACGATGTCAGAAACTGGCTCGGCAGTTTGGCAAGCGCTTCGTCGATCAGGGACTTGGCGTATTGCCCAAAGGAGACTTCAAGGCGGGACGGAACCGGCATGGCTACTGCCCCCGCACCGTGACAGTGATGTCGTCAACATCAAAAGTCGCCACCTGATTCCATGCGATGGGGATGTTCCCTTCGGCGAGAGAGCCTTGCTCCGTGCCGATCTCGCAAAGGATAATCTCGTGGCCGGCTATCGAATTGATCGGCGTATAGAGCCGAGTCCTGATGACATCCTCGCCCGGCGGGAACCCTTCCGTGTTGCTCGTGTCTCCGTATTGGGCATAGGCGACGATGGCTTCCTTGATGAGCTGAATGCCGTTGTCCGGGAACTCCGATCTGTTGGTGATCTCGACGATGACGTTGACGTACACGGGAATGGGCGTGGGACGGCTGAACGAGATCGGGTAGCCTACGCCCTGCTGATCGTACTTCGTGATCGATATGCTCCCGTGCCCGATAACGCCGACGGGGAACCGCAGGAACAGGGCGTCGGTGATCGCCGCTGGGTCGCCGCCCTCAGCAACGACGGCCACCTCCTTGAACGGTATGCCGCGATCATCGACCGGGTACGTCGTGGCATTCTGGTAGGCCCGGCAGTAGGTCACACCCTCGACGGCCAGAACGGACGCATAAATGGCGTCGATCTGACGATAACTGGTGAGCTGCGTAGACCGCTGCTGACGCTTGCGCAGTTCCTCGTCCGTCTCCTGCGCCGTCCCGACCGATTCCGTAGCCGTGTTGCTGGCGTTGAACCAGCCCGCAACCGGGGTCTGGATGGTATTGACCGTGCCCGGCCCGGGATCGAATGCGCCGTATTCCGTGCAGACGCCGCGTGCCGTCACATGGGACGTCAGTTGCCCTCCGCCCGCCGCAGGAAAAACCACGTTTTCCTGAAGGGCATAGGCCGTTTCCCCGGAAGCGGAGGCAATAAGCGCGCCCGCCGGAACCAGCACGCCCGGCGTTCCCGTCAGGTCGAACGAAAGGATGGTTCTTGTGCCCGCCTTGCGCGTAATGGCGTTGAGCTGCACCGTACCGCTCTGCCCCGCCCCCGTGTTCTTCTGCGGGTCAAACTGTACGCTGGCCTCGTAGGCGGCTTCCCACGCCTCCTCGAGCGCGGAGGCGAACACACCGACAACCTGCTGCAAGATGGCGTCGTCAGCCGCATTCTGAAAGGGATATTCCCCCGTCGAGGGGTCAACGATGTTCGCAAGCTCAAGATTGAGATCGGACTGGATATCCGCCAGACGCTTCGGGATAAATCCAGCGCCCGTCATCCCGTACTGCTCAGACGCCATTTTCATCCTCCCCGCCGATGGTCAGGGTGTCTTCAACAACGCTCCCGGAATGCAGCAGCACCTGCATGTAAACGGAATAGGTCCGGCTCCCGATGGAAAAAAGGGTGTTGAGCTTGACCGCGCGAGCGACGCCTTCCGTCTCCAGAATCCGCTTGCGGATCAGCAGATCAACGGTACTCTTGTCACGCAGCGTCGCGCCGAGGATGCCCTTTCCGTCCTGATGCCACGGCATGCCCGCAGTGTTCAGGAACCATTCCCCACGCTCACGGAAAAGGCGCGTGCGGATGCGCTGGATGACTTCATCGTCACCCGTCACAATGCCGCCCGTCAGGTCGCCGTTTTTGAACTCCAAGTCCCAAGCCATCCGTTTGCCCCTGTTTACAGCGACATTAGGGGAAAAATCGGAACCCGTTCACCCTGAATGAATTCCTTGGATGCAATAAAAATACGCATAGTGCGCATATTTTTCCTTGACTGTAATGCGCACTATGCGTATAAAAAACTCATGACAGCACGGGAACTCATAAAGAAACTGGAGGAAGCGGGGTTCGTGAATAAGGGCGGGACCAATCACGACAAGATGGTCCACCCGGACGGGAGAGTCACCGTGATTCACAGGCACAAAGGAGACATCCCGTTGGGAACCCTCAAGGCAATCGCGAGGCAAACCAAAATCAAGTTACCCTAACCGAAGGGGGGAACAATCCCCCCCTTCAGGAGTAAAGATATGCGCTATCCCGTTATCGTCCATAAGGACGGAGGTTCGGACTACGGCGTGACCGTACCGGATTTTCCCGGCGTCTTCTCTGGAGGCGAAACGCTCGACGAGGCGCTGGCCAACGTACAGGACGCCATTGAAACCTTTTACGAGGGTGAAGAGGTCGAACGCCTTCCCGATCCCTCTCCGCTGGAGAGCGTGCTTGCCTCGGAAGACGCGGAAGGCGGGGCCGTGGTGCTGGTGGACGTGAACTTCGACTTCCTCGAAAAGAAAGCCGTCCCGGTCAACATCACCGTACCGCTCTACCTCCGCAACCGGATCGACAGGGCGGCAAAGGCCCGCGGCATGACCCGCTCGGCATTCCTTGTCCGGGCGGCGCAAGCCTATATGTAACCCGCAAGAGGCCCCGCCCGGGGCCTTTTCATTTTACAGGGCCGCCCGTCGTCCCGTCGCCAGTCTGCACACCTTCGTGCGTATGGGTGCCGAGCACCACGCCGTCCTTGTCGGTGAACGTCCCGTTCGTGGAGCGGCAGTTTCCCGAAAAGGTGTTCCCCTCTCCGCTCAGGTCCATGTTCTGGCTCCTGACGGTACACTGCGCGTCGGTCTGCATGGCAATACCGGACGGAGCCGTGGTTTCGAGCTTCCCGCCGCTCATCTTCATGACCGCCGTTCCGTCCGTCATCGTGATCCCGTCCGGGCCGAGGCTGATGTAGCTTTTGCGCTCCCTGTCCCGCAGCTCGATGGCTTCCGTGCTGTAGTCGGCGATCTGCGCGGCGTCGGACGACAGGCCGGGAATGAAGATGGCGTCCGTGAGGCTGTGGCCGCGCGGCTGTATCAACGTCGGGTCGCCATAAAAAGGCGGCGCGGCCACGTCCCCGGCCTGCAAAAAGTTGTCGAGGCCGCGATCCGGGATGACGAGCAGCCCGGTGTCCCCCGGCTGGATGGGGACGGTCAGCAGAAAGCCCGCCGTCTGCGCGAACGGCAGCACGACGGGCACCCCGGAGAGCTGCGGCAGGCTCCGGTAGCTGACTTCCTCGCCCATCGTGATTTTCATCTGCGTCGTGGGCTGCACGGTGACGCGGACGGGCGGCCCCGGCTGGAAGGCGAGCACCTTGGCGGGCATGGCGACGTGCAGGCCGTCCATCATGCGCCGCATCTGGAGGCGCAGGTTCTCGGATTCGGACGTAACGGAGTAGTCTGCCATCACTTTTTCCCCGGCGGGAAGCGGAAGGACTCAATGTCCATCGTCCACGCCTCGCTGTATGCGTCGATATTGATGCTCATGGTGTGGATGCGATACGTGCCGCTCAAGCGGGGATTGAGCGTGCTGTTGACCTTGATGGAGTGCCCAGCGCTGATGCCGGGAATGTAGAGGGCCTTGATCTTCACCCCGGACTGGATCTGCATCGGCCCGGTCAGCGTCGGCGCGATGCTGATCAGGCCGCCGTTCTCGCCGTTCAGCTCGACGTAGCTGCCGAGCATGAACCTGTCCCCGATGGCCGTCACCTCGCCGTCCTGCACGCTCCACGAGAAGCCGTGCTCCTCGCCGAGCCGGGTCAGGCCGTCTTTCGTCGAGCCCGCATAGCTCCACCCGCGCGGCCCGATATTCCCGGCGACCCCCTGAAAATTCCCGCCCTGCACCGTCATCCCCGGCAGATCGGACGCCAGCTTCTGCGCCGCAACGCTCACGGGCGTGCCCGCGCCGAAGGTCACGGAACTGACGCCGCGCACGAGCGAGCCATACCCCGGCAAGGCCACCAGCTTGGTTACGATATCCGGCCCGCTCCGCTCCGAGCTTGAGGACATGATCGAGCCCTGAAAGACTTTGCGCAGGTCGGTATTGTTCCACCCCGCCTCGACCGTGATCTTGGTGAGGCTTCCCTTGATGGCGTTCCGGGTGTCGCGGGAGAGGTTATAGATGGAAATCTGCGACGGCTGCGGCATCCCCATGAGCGTCTTCTGGAACGTACCCGTCACCCGCAGGCCCTCAAGCGTCCCGTCGCTCTTGAACTGCACGATCTCGCCCCTGCTCTTGCCCCGCCACTCTTCGAGCGGGCCGAGCGTGACGACGATGCGCCGCAGGAACGGACGGTTCGGCGTGGGGCTTTTCTTTTCAGCGGCCATCATTCCCCCGCAAGCCGGATCGCTTCGCCGAGCGTTTCCATCGGATCGCCGAGCGTGAACGGGGATTCCTCCCCTTCCGGGAACCACAGGACGTTGAGCGTATCGCCGGGGGCCTCCTCGTCTCCGGGCTTGCCCCGCGAGAGGGTCACCACGATGTTCTCGCCGTTGAAGGCGTCGCCATAGCCCGCAAGACAGTTCGGGCTCCCCGGAACGAGCTTCACCCCGGACGCCAGCATAGAGCCGCCAGCATCGGAAATGTCGAGCAGCCACGCGGATTCCTGCCCGCGCACATAGTATGAGCGGAAAAAATAGGTGTTGGAGCCGAGCACCACGGAAAACGTGCGCTCGCCGTCCGATGTGAGGGGAAGGAGGTATGCCATAGGGGAAGGATAGACGAGAATCGGCGTCTCCCTCACCCTGAACAAGTCCCAAACAAAAAATCCTCCTTCGCGGTCGGGGGGCTTTTTCACTTCTTTTTCCATGCGTCCAACTGTTCCGCCAGATAAGTCTTATTCGGCTCCTTTGCTTCCACCTTTCCACTCTGCACCGGGGCCGCTCCTGTCTTTTTCGCGCTCCCTTTCAGTGTCGACGGCGACCGCCCGACACTTTGCAGCTCGACAAAATTGACCTGCTGGAAAGTGATCCCGATTTCCAGCGCCCCTTTATAGGGGGCGGAGTGTGTCGGCGTCAGGCTGGTGATCACCATATTCGTATAGATGGAGTGTTCGGTGATCACTTCGACGGGTTCACGGGCCTTCCGCATCTCCACGAAAGACTCGAACGCATCCCGCGCCGCCTCCCTTCCGTCCCCGGCGTTGGTCATGGCTACCGTGACAGCCAGCGTTATGGGCTTCAGGATAACGTGATCCGTCACCGTTGCGCCCGACTCCATCGCCAACTCCGTAGCCTGTGACGTGTATGTGTGCGCCTCGCTCTTTTTGACGGAAACCTGAATGCCCGCAATGGCAACACCTTTGCGCACAATCGCGGCCGGTTCGCCGGACTGCACTGTCGAAGATGTGGATGAATCAGCCATGTGCCTATCTCCTTAATAAACAACTGGAGCATTCATGCCCGGCGTGACGATCTGTGCAATATCTTTAAAAGATTTGGCTGACATGTCTGCAGCCTGTTGTGGATCGGACGGTGTAATCGTCTGGTAAACTGTGAAACTTCTATTATCAGAGATTGTCGGGCCATTCTTCTGTGGCATATGAATGACCGATTGCCCTTCCAAAGATGTCTGCACGCCTCCGGGGCGACTCTGGGAGTAGGCCGCGACCTGATCCGCAAGCGTACCTACTTCTCTGAGTATGGAAGGAGAAAAAAGTTCCTGCTTCTTTTCTGTGTTCCGGGGAGGCGTTGGGGAGGGTCTAACCTGTTTTTCTGCGCGCTGCTGTTGATGAACAGGTTGAACGTCTTTTTTTTCATCCATCTTTTGAGAAAAGGCAGGTGTGGGATTGATTGGCTTACCTGCGGAATGCGACGGAACAGGCTGATCTTGTTTCCCCTCATCGGCATTGATGACATCGCGCACAGCCTGCAAACCCGCCTGCCCCACCGGGGCTTTCAATTCTGTGCGCTGTTCAAGGCCATCTGAAATCTCTTTTTCTCCTTCTTTGAGCTTCTTGTCTTTCTTTTCTTGAGCTTCATCTTTATAGCCGAGCAGCCTTGCCAAATCATTACCCAGCTCTGCAACTTTTTCGATACCGGACTGTACTTTCCCAAAAAATCCGTCAAAGAGCTTGCTGATAAGCTCGATGACCTCTTTTACAGAGTCGAGATTACGTTTCAGAATCCCGCCGACAAACCCTGCGATGTCTTCAATCATCGCTCTCAGAGCTGGAAACTTCTTGCCAAGATCATCAAACCAATCTTTGACCGCGCCGATGATACGCCCGATGACGCTGTCCTTGCCCTCCAGGAACCCAAAAAAATCTTCGACCACCGCACTGGCAAGTGCGAATCCAGCAGAAATCAAGGCAATCTTCGCAATCAAAGGAGCGAATGCGGCAAGCAAAAGCGTAAGCGCCCCGGTCAGCAACTTCGACCAGTCCGCACCTTTCCCCAGTTCTTTAAAGAAATCCCCAACAGGCCCCAACGCGTCCTTGATCCAATCAAGCAGCCGCTTCCCAGCTTTCCATACACGCTCAAAGGCCGTCCCCATACCTTCAATGAACCGGCCCATGTTGAGCCGTATCCATTCCCGGTTCTCCGTAACCCAGCCTTTGAACGTAGCTACCAACCGTTCCGCCTGCGGCAACGCCGCCAGCGCAATCGTGGTTGCCATCCCCCGGATCATGGTCGTGATCTGGACGACCTGCGCCTTGAATTCCGATGCCCGCTTCACGGTTTCCGGGGGGATGATCGCGCCGACGTCGTGGGCTTCCGCCTTGAGTTTGGCGATGCCGTCGGCCCCTTGCCGGAGCAGCAGCACGGTTTCCGGAGAAAGCCCATAGGCATCCCCCCAGATATTCGCCGTGGCCGCATCCATGCCTTTGAACTGGTTGGCGTAGCTCTCCAGCGTCCTGCCCGTCCAGCGGGCCTGCTTCTCCATCTTCGCAAGGTCGGACTGCACGGCGGAAGCGGATACCCCCATCGCATTCGCGGCGTAGGCCCATTCCTGCAGCTTGGTCGTGCTGACGCCCGTGGTGTCCGAAAGCCTCTGCAAGTCCGCCGCGCCGTTCACCGCATTGGAAAAATACAGAGCCATGCCGCCCGCCGCAGCGGTGAGCACGACGGAAGCCTGTTTGACGCGGGACACGACCGCATCCAGCCCCTTGTCGAACGCCTGCAACTTCTCCTTTGCGCCGGGGGAAAGCTCCACGCCGAGCAGCGTCACCAGTTCTTCAACAATCATGCTCAATCCTTTGCCTGCGCTCGCGCGTAGGCTTCCGCGTACTCGCGCCAGTCCGCCAGCCGCAGCAGGTCGAAATAGCCCTTGATGGAAAGGGTTCCGTCAGTCAGATCGGAGTAGCGGCACAGCCCCGAACCAACGAGGCGGCTCAGGGCCGCGTACTCTTCCCAACCCTCGGGAACCGGGATGGAAACGGCACCGTCTACGGCTACGTCAGGGAGGGCACTTTCAACGTAGCGAGCGTTTTCGGAAAAAAATCCTTCACCAGATGCCAGACGGCGAGCAGCCCCGCGCCATAGAGCTGATCGGGGTGTTCCATGAACCAGCGGTTGAAAACGACCTCGTCGCGCAGGGCTTCGTTCTGCGGCGTGTAGCAGCGCCGGAGGGCCTCCTCGACAAGAAGGGACACCTTGTCCTCATCCATCTCGGAAAGCGCGGGCGCAAGGGACGCAAGCACGCCCTCCCCCGCCATTTCCCCGCCGTCCTTTTTCGCGGACGCCAAGGAGAGCAGCGCGGGGCCGAAGACCTTGAACACCCGGTTGCCGAAACGCATGGCCTCAAGCGGGTTCAGGGCCTCGAAACGGTATGTGACGCCATCAAGGGAAAAGCTCCCCAGTCCAGAGACATTCATGGAAGAACTCCTATCGGTGATAATGCGTTAGAACAGCGAGGAAAGAAGCTGTTCGGACGAGGAAGAAAGGTTCGCGGTTTCGTCCTCGGCGGACGTGATGGTGAACTGCATGGAGCCCTGTTTCTTGTCGCCCGTGGAGAGCTGTCCGGGGCGGCTGATATAGCCCTCCGTCATGGTCAGCAGGATGTCCGCGCCCGTGCGGGCCACCACGGTCACGCCCGCGCCGCCGTTCTCCTGCCGCAGCCGCAGGTCGGACAGAAACTTGATGGACCGGCTCGTCTCCCGGAGCGTAAACTGCAAGGTCGCCCCCTGATTGGTGGCGATGTTGATCCCGGCGCCGTCGGTGCCCTGCGTCTTGTCCACTTCGCCGCCGTCCCACGTGTAGACGAAGGTGGCTCCCTCGTGGAAATCCTGAATGTTCACCCCGTCGATGGTCAGGGACATGTTCTTTTGATTGTAGACTTTTCTCATGGTGCTGCGCTCCTAGTTGTACACGGACACGGCGATGGCCACGCTATGGAAGGCCCCGGCCTCATAGGCGGTGATGGCGATGGGCGGCGCGATGCGGGCCGCGCGTTCCGACATGGTGGCCCCGGCGACGGACGCCGGAGTGATGGAGGTCGCGGGCAGCGTGTCGTATCCCGTCTCCGTGTTGTCCGATTCGACGTCACGCGGGGCGAATGTCCCGTTGTCCGTGTAGCGTCGATTGATCTTGGCGGCTGCGGAAACCAGCAGGTTCTGCCCGGCCTGCGTGTAGGGCACCTTCTTGTTGCGCAGGAACACGTTGTAGACCTCGACCTGCAATTCTTCCTTGTAGTTGTCGAGGTTCACGAGCGAATCGGTGAACCAGTCCGACGCGGCCTGCACCCCTTCCCGGATGACGGAACTCGTGTTCCCGATGGAGACGTAGGTATTGATGCGCCGGGATTCCAGCGCGGCGAGCTGCGTCTCGGTCAACGGCACGGTGCTGATGCCCGGAAGCTGCTTGAACTTCATGGTCAGCGTGGAGTTGTTCAGGGCGTAGTTCACCGAAAGGGCCAGCGCCAGATAGGACATTTCCGGGTAGACCTGCGGGTTGTCGTGGTAGAACGTAAACGTGCGGCGGTATCCGCTGTTCATGGCATAGTAGCCGATGTTCGTGGTGTTCGCGGTATCGTAGGCGTTGGGCGCGTTGGTGCACGCCCCGAAGATGGCCGGGCTCTGCCCTTCCGCCCAATCCGCCACGGCCTTCTGCTCGTCGGTGTCGCGGTATTGCGCGTCAATGGCCCAGCCGTAGACCGCGTTCCCAGAGCACCGGGCCGCCGTCTGGATAAGGCCGATCTCCGAAACCAGATCGCCCGGCGTGTATCCGGGGATATTGCTGGCGGCCCTGGCGGACGTAAGCCCGAGCAGCGCGGAAACGTCCGTGCCGGAAGACGGCGCCGCGGCGTATCCGAGGGACGCGCCGTCCCCGGCCTGCGCGGTAACGAGCCGGAGCGCATTGCCGGATGCCGCAACGGTGACGCCCTTGGAAGCCAGCGCCGTGTTCAGGACTTCCGCGACCTCGGCGATGGTGGGTGTGCCGTTGAAAGACAGCCCGGAGACGGACACCAGCGCGTCGTTCACCTCGATGTCGAACGCGCCTTCCGTGACGTTCGCAAGGCCGGAAAGCGCGACCTGCCCGCCCGTCAGTTCGGCGGCCGTAGGCTCGGTGAAGACGCGCCCCACCGCCAGCGTCTTCGGGCGGTCGTCTCGGGAGAAGAAGGCGTTCCCGGCCCAATAGGCCGCACTGTTGGCGGGCACGGCGGCGGAAAGGGCCTTCATCGTGCTGAAGAACTGCACCCGCCCGTTCCCGACGGAGAACTCCACGTCGGGAGTCACAAAACAGATCATGGTCATATCCGTGGCGATCTCCGTGATGGGGCGGGAGATGCTTACCGAAACGTCGAGGTCGCGCGAAAGGGGTTCCTTCGGGCAGACCACAGGGCTCACAGGCATGGGGCTTCCTCCTTGGGAAGTTGCAGGGATTCGTTGTTGATGGCCCACTGTGAGGCGTCGAACCACTCCAGCGGGTAGGCCCTGCCGAACAGGGCGTAAAACGTGATGTCGAAGAAAGCGCGCTGCTGGATGCGTCCGCCGAGCGGGCCGGACAGATCGGTCACCGGGCCGCATCCGGCGAACCCGAGGACGCGCCACAGGTCGAAAAAGCGTTCCGCAGCCTCAAGGCCGTACCGGGCTTCGCTGGCGAGGCTGTAGGCGTTCGGCCCCCGGACGGAAACCTGAACCGTACAGAGCGCTTCGTTGCCGAGGGACTGGACGCCCTCGTCCTCCGGCGATTCCGGGAGGGTGAAATCACCCATCCCTTGTTGGAGCAGTTCCTGCCCTTTCCACCAGAGCGTCGCGTACACGCCGCTCGGAGGGCGGGGCCCGGCCTGCGTCTCGACGACCACCCGCCCCGCTTCCCATTGGAAAACGGAGGTCAGGTAGTCCGCCAGCAGCGTGTTGACCGCGTCCACGGTCAGCGTTTTTGCCAAAGGCCCGCTCATTCGAAGTACCGGACGCAGGCGTAGATGTTGTGCAAGGTGTTCTTTTGCATGAACCCCGTCCCGGCGACGCGGAAACGGTAGCCCCCGTACTCGACATAGGATTGACGCCGCTCCAGCCCTTCCGCGTTGATGTCCGTGAAAAACAGCTCTTCATCCGTGGTCAGGGTGATGCCCGCGGCGGAACTGTCCCCCTCGGCGTAGAACTGGAGCTCCTCGAACGACATGGCGAGGACGATGGCGGAAACGGTGCGCGTCGTCCCCGGCCCGTCTTCAACCCACACCCCGTTGACGTGCGCCCCGGTGGTGTCCGTCACAATGACGGACCGGGAAAACGAGTCGAGGACGGATGAAAAATCCATAGGCAACATGCTCATGACCTGTCCCTCACCTGCCATGTCGCCGCCTGACGCATGGCATCAGTATCGATCAGCGGTTTGTCCGAACCCTTCTTGCGCTTGATGGTTTCAGGCGCATTGGGTTCCCAGTCCCCGTCGGCGATAGCTTCTTTGACCAGATCAGCGCCGACGCTCCCGGCGGTTTCCAGCACGTCATTAATGTCCGTGTTGCCCGCTTCCGCGTCCGGCATGGCCGTGCGCATGTACTTGGGGAACCACTTGCGGATTTTTTCCGCCGCCAGTTCCATGAACGCCCGGCGCGGGACGCCCAGACCGTAGTTGTTGGCCACGGCCACCAGCAGGATGCTGGCCCCGTTCTTATAGTGCGGATTGCCGAGGCCGCTCCCGCCGCGCGGGAACCCCACGGCGACCTCTTTCCCGGCCAGCGCCTCAAGACGCTTCGAGAAGCCTTTCAGCCCGCCGGGATTCTTGCGGTTCAGCTTGATGGAGATCATGTCACTTCACCACATGGCCGCGCGGCATGATGAGTTCGAGCAGGGACAACAATTCCAGCCCATAACTGGTGCGCGCGTAGTCCGCCAGAAACGGATCGGTTCCCGTCACCATCCCATTGTTGGCGTTGGTGACGCTCAGGCTGCTCGTGCTCGCGCTCTGGCTGTTGACGACGCCCGCCTCAGCGCCCTTCATCCCCGCCGCGTTCAACGCCCGCCCGATGTTGAAGCGCACGGCGAGGCGATGGGCCACGGAAAGCATGACGATGCGTTCCCAGAACTTCCCGAGCCTGCCGGGACTCCACAACAGCGACGCCGTTTCGAGCGCGCCCGCCACCGCCGCGTCGGGCACGTCGGCGAACTCCGGGAACGCCGCGCGGAAATCTTCGACGGTGACGGACATGGCTCTCCCCCTACTTCACGAGCACGGTGGACGTGCCCTTGATTTCCGTCTTCACGGTGGCGGCCTTGTTGCCGGACGGCGCGGTCAGGACTTCGCTCTTTTCCGCGTCCTTCACGCGCTTCTGCGTCTGCGCCACGGTGTTCACGGCTTCGGCGTCCTTTTTCGGCGTATCCATAGCCAGCAAGCCGGAATCGACAAGCCGGGCCACGGAAGGGTTCGCGCTCACGGCCTTGGCCTCTTCATCGGACAGGACGCGCATTTCCAGCGGTTTGAGCGTGAAGGAAAAGGCCCACCCCGGCGCTACAAACGTCCACGGGCGATCCATACGGTTGGTGATGACGCTGCTCATGGCTTCCCCCTTAGATGCCGTCATAGTAAGCGATGGAACCGGCCTGCCGCACATGGAACGAACCGATCTTCATTTCGGCGTAGAACTCGGCGGCCAGCGGAGCCGGGACCGGAGCCTGCAGCGTGTAGGGCATCGGCATGGGCATACACTGGTTCCGGCGGTCACGGTCCCACACAATCATGCGGTCGGCCCCGCTCGCCCCCGCACCCGCGAGGTAGCGCAACGGGAGGATTTCCAGCGGCTTCCCGGCGATGCCCGCCACGGTCGCGTTGGCGATGGTGTATTCCTTGATGCTGGTCAGCATCCCCACGCCGCCGATGACGGCGGGCTGCGACAGCAGCGCGTACTGCGCCAGCGGCACATAGATGATCGTCGGCTTGAAGATGGTTCGGGAGTCCTGCCACATCTTCGTCAGCGCGTTGTTGATGTCGTTGAAGATTTCGAGCGGCGTCTTGTCCTTCCATTCCGTCTTCCCGGATTCGCCCTGCGGAACCGTGGTCGCCGTGACACCCGCGTAATTCAGGAACGGCTGGAAGTTCATGTCCGCGTTGCCGTAGAAGAAAGACTGCTCCGTCAGGTTGTCGCAAGCCACGCGCATGGTTTCGCCGAGATCCTGAGACAGGTTCCCGTTGAAACCGAACGTGTATTCGCGGGCGTCTTCGTTGGTGATGACCGCACCGACGGCGGCGTAGGCCACGGGCACGTTCACCGCCCCGGCGGACTGCGCGACCATCGGGATATTGGCGTTCGGGCCATTGCCGATGAACGACGCGGCCCCCTGCCTGTCGCGGCTGATGTAGGCGTACTGTGTGGCGCCGGGGTTGATGTCGCGCATGATCTGGTCTTCGGACAAGACGTTGTACCACTCGTGCTCAGGGTACAGGACATCATAGAAAGCGGCGTCCACAGCGGTGTGGATGCTGAACGCGATATCGGAAGCGGTGACGTTTTCATGACTTCCGTAAGTGATAGGCATTGGTGTTCCCCCTTACCTAGATGATTTCGAGAAGGCCAAGGCTGCCAGCGGAGGCTGCGGTGACCCACTGGACGTTGGTGAGGGCGACGGTATCGCCCGTGATTTCAGTGCCCACGAACGAACCGACGGGCAAACCGTGGGACGTGGTATCCTTGACGACAAGATGGGCCGCCGTGTTCGCCGTAGCCGCGTTCCCGGCCGTCACCCAGATGCGGCCTCCGACGCGGGCCGTGCGCATGACGTTGCAGACGTCGCCGTCGCCCCAGCCGGACACATTGTTTTCGTCGGTGCGGCACTGCTGGTTCCTGACGGTCACGCCGTAGAGCTGCGCGGCGGTGGTGCCCGCGCCGACGGGGGAAACCTTGACGGAAGTCATGCCGGGACGGGAAGCGTCCGCGCTGTACGCGCCCACCACGCCGACGCCGACGGGAAGCAAATCCCCCTCGCTTCCGGCGGGCATCGACACGACGCAGGCGTCGATCAAGTCGACGTCGGACGCATAGGCGAGATCGCCCGGCAACGCCGTGCCCTGCTGGTCAACGTAAGTAGTCTGCATGAAGCCGTTGTTCGATCCGGTATAGACGCTCATTACTTGTCCCCCTTGCGGTTCTTGAAGGCCATCATGCGGGCGAACGGATCGCCGATGTTCGCATTCATCACCCTCACGGGTTCGCTTCCCGGGGCCTTGCGCGGCTTCCGGTTGCCGATCTTGGCCTTGGCGGAAGCCGCCAGCACGGCGAACGCGGCCCCGATGCCCTCGTCCGTCCAATTGTCATCGACTGTCACGCCGCGCTTGTTCATGACGTGGGCCACAATGGCCTTGCGGCGTCCGGCGCGGAGCTTGCAGTTCTTGACGCGGTTTTCCAGCTCGTCGCGTTCGGACTCGTCCACCTCGGACTCCATGATCTCTTCTTCGGCGGCGGCCTGATCCAGCAGTTCGGCGGCAAGCTGTTCCTGCGATTCGGGATCGAGCAGCTTGTCGATCTGCTCCTTGTAGTCGACGATCACCTGCTTCGCCTCTTCAAGCTCGGCATTCTTGACCTCGATCTCTTCCTTGAGTTCGTTGCAACGCTTCATCGCGTTTTCAACTTCTTCCGCCGAGGAAACCTTGGCCTCCTCAGCCGCCTCGTTCGCCATGCGCTCGGCCTCTTCCTTGTCCGCTTCGTTGGTGAAACGGAACGTCCGGGCCCCATTCTTGAAGTGCTGCTTCACAGTGTACTCAGCCATGTTCGTCGTCCTTTTGTTGATGATTCGTGTGTCCGGCCCCAGCCGCGCCGCGCCTGAAGGAAGGAGCAGGATGTGGTTGAACCGGAAGTCCGATTGCCGGGCCTGATACGCCTCGCCGTTGAACGTCCCGTCGCCATAGGTGATTTCGCCCTCATACCCTGCGGACACCTCGGCCAGTTCTCCACGCTTCACGGCTTCGATGGCGTCACGGTCGGAAAGGAGCAGGTCGCAGCGCAATTCGTCCCCCGCGACCCACGGCGTCCCCGCCACGGCCCCCACCGTCAAACCGTCCTTCATGGCGTTGTCCGGCGTCCGCCACTCGTGGGCGTCCTCTTCATCGGTCATGATGGTCGCGGGTTTGCCCTCAAGCGTTTTCATGGCTTCCGGGGTGAACTCCGCCGCCGGGATGAATTCCATGACCGTGCCGCGTCCCGCCAGCGTATCGGGAAGCCCTTCGCACTCGTCCGCGCCGTAGGGGTAAACGCCCTCTTTCAGCACACAGACCGTGACGGTCAGCAACCCGTTTTTATCCTCGCGCCAGTTTGCGATCCTCTGCCTGTTGCGGAATGCCTTCACACCAGCCTCCAGCCCGTTTGCGGCCCTGACCATTTCCCTACTTGCGCCACCTCCCGAAGCTGGCTGCGATCCACGATGCCCAGCGCCACGCAGCGGCACTGGAGCGGCCAGCCGGGATGTCCGTCATCCGGCGGTTCGTCCCACCGGAAAATCTTCCCGTTCCGCACGTAGTGGTTCCCGTGCATGGCGTTCCCCTCCGGGTATTTCCCGCCCGGCGCGCCCACCACACGGCTGTCTTCGGACGTCCGCCAGATGTATTCTTGAATGCCAAGCGCGGTCTGGCGGATTTGGTTGATGTTCGTGTTCATCTTGCTGGTCTGGTCCCGCGCGATGACCCGGGCCCGCTCCTCTGCGAAGCCACCGATCAAGCGGATTTCCTCCGCCAGCGTCCGGCCTTCCGGGAACGGCTGTTGCCGCATGGACTGATAGACCGCCCGGGAAATGCGCCCGATGTAGTCCGTGGGAATTTTGCGGATCAGGTCGGCGGCCTCCATCGAAGCCAGACGTACAGACACGGCGACATCCGGGGCGTCCAGAATCATGGCCATGTCGATGCCGAGGGCCTTGCCCACGG